CTCGATCCAGTCTTGCGATTCATGCATCGCTCAGAGATCAAGTCGACAGGGTGGGTCCAGGTTCCGGATAATGCGAGCCCGGGTCACGATTCGTCGTGTGATATTGACATGTGCGTGTCGGATTGGCGAACCCTGAAACCCGTCGACCGTCACGACATTGCACCGCTTCGCATTGCAAGCCTCGATATAGAGGCTTACTCAGAGTCGGGTGCGTTCCCAAACGCATTCAATGAGAAGGATGTGTGTTTCCAGGTGGCTGTGACCACAAAAGCGTTTGGGAGCACTGAATATCTCGACCGAAAGTGCTTTTGTGTCAAGCAGACGAGTGGACCAGAATGCGAGTCGTTTGATACGGAACGTGAGATGCTCGAGCGTTTGGGTCGGTACCTGCGTGAACTCGATCCGGACATTGTGACGGGCTGGAACATCTTCGGGTTCGACTTGGAGTACCTGTACACGCGTGCGGTTGTGACGGTTGCTGGACCGGATGCACACATGTGGGGTCGTCTGCGTGGTATTCCAAACGAACTCGTCGTGAAACACCTGGCGTCCAACGCTCTCGGATCAAACGATATGAAGATGGTTCCCATGCTCGGGAGGTACGTGTTTGATATGTTTCAGGACATTAAGCGCGAACACAAGCTCGAGAGCTACTCCTTGAACAACGTCTCGAAGGAGTTTCTCAAGGATCAAAAGATTGATATGCCCGTGAAGGAGATGTTTACTCGATTCAGGAATGGTGATCCGGTTTTGCTTGGCGAAGTGGCTGATTACTGTATCAAGGATACGGAACTTCCGCATCGCATCTCTGAAAAATTGTGTCTGATTCAAAACCTCATCGAGATGGCAAAGGCGACGTGGGTTCCTTTGTCATACCTGAGTGAACGTGGTCAGCAAATCAAGGTTTTTTCGCAGTTGGCACGCAAGGCGCGTGAGCTCGGATTCATGATTCCAACATTGTACTCTAAAGCGACGGGTGACGAGAAGTATCAAGGAGCAACCGTTCTCGATGCTCAGACTGGTGCATACTATGGTCCAATCACCGCCCTTGATTTTGCGAGTCTGTATCCAAGCATCATGCGTGCTCATAACCTGTGCTATTCAAGCCTGGTTATCGACCCCAGGTTTTCAAACGTCCCGGGAGTTGTCTATGAACAGTACGGACCGTATCGTTTCGCTCAAGGAGTTCCCAGTCTCTTACCTGCCATTCTGAACGAGCTTGCCGCGTTTCGCAAAAAGGCGAAGAAACTGATGGCTCAAGCAGAGGGAACACCGATGGAGGCGGTGTACAACGGTCAGCAGCTCGCATACAAGATTTCGATGAATTCAATCTACGGGTTTACCGGTGCTTCGAAGGGTATGCTTCCATGTGTTGCCATCGCATCAACTGTGACGATGCGTGGTCGTCAGATGATTGAAGAGACGAAGAATTATGTCGAGGAACATTTCCCGGGTGCCAAGGTGAGATATGGTGATTCCGTGATGCCAGGAACGCCTGTGATTACTCGCATGAATGGGATAGTGAGTGTTCGAACAATTGAAACCCTTGGGTGTGACTGGAATGAGTATCCGGGGTTTATCAAACAAGGTACTGACAAGCAAGAATCGAGTCTGAATGATATAGAGACATGGACACACGACGGGTGGAAGCCGATTAATCGTGTCATTCGACACAAGTGCATCAAGAAGATTTACCGAGTACTCACGCATACAGGATGCGTCGATGTGACTGAAGACCATTCTCTTCTCGGACCAGATTTGAGTCTTCTCAAGCCGGGTCAAGTTGAAGTTGGTCAAAAGTTGTTTCATTCGTTTCCGGAACTTTCGGTGCATGATGAACAGTCTTCATACGAGGAAGCTTTCATCTACGGAATGTTTGTTGGTGACGGGTCGTGTGGAGCTTATAATTGTCCTTCAGGTCGCAAGGCGACGTGGGGAATAAACAATGCTGACAGGACTCTCCTCGAAAAGTGTCAAATGATGTGTAAGAATATTCATCCCGAATACGACTTTGTGATTATGGACACACTTGCGAGTTCTGGAGTTTACAAGCTGTCACCAAGGGGAGGGTCAACAGTGGAGCTCGTCCACAAGTACCGGGAGGCGTGTTATGATGACCAGGCAAAGAAGGTGCCTATTGAGGCATTCACAAACCCACGAGCGTTTCTTGATGGTCTATGGGCTTCTGACGGGTGTCGCAAGGACAACGAAGTGGGTGGGTGTCATCGCATCGACACAAAGAATCAAGTGACGGCTCAATGGTACTTTTTACTCCTGAAAACTATGGGTTACAAAGTGTCTCTGAATACCAGGGTCGATAAACCAAACGTGTTTCGTCTCACGTGGACCATGTCGACATTCCGCAAAGATCCAAACGCTATCAAAAAACTCGAAGTTCTTCATGAGTCTTGGGACGGTTATGTGTATGACCTCGAGACAGAGGCGGGTACGTTTCAGGCTGGTGTCGGTCAGATGGTTGTGAAAAACACGGATTCAGTGATGGTTGAGTTTGATGTCCAGGGACGCAAGGGTCAAGAGGCGATTGATTACTCGTGGGAACAGGGTGAACAAGCCGCTGAACAATGTACAAAGTTGTTCAAAGCACCAAATGATCTAGAATTGGAAAAGGTATACTGTCCCTACTTTTTGTACTCGAAGAAGCGGTATGCCGCCAAGATGTATGAGAAGAAGGCTGGGCGAGATGGTGAACCATCCCGCGTCGTGTTCAAAAAGATTGACGTCAAGGGTCTGCAGGTTGTTCGGCGTGACACGTGTATGTACGTCAGAGGCGTCCTCAAACAACTGCTGAATCTGGTGCTCAACTCTGAGGACCCGCGACCCGCCATCGAGTATGCTCGTACATCTGCGAAACTACTCCTCAAAGGCAAGGTGGATCCGAAGGAACTGACAATGTCGAAACAACTCGGTGCAGCCTACAAGACGCGCGTTCCACACGTCGAGGTCCGTGACAAGATTCGAAAACGCGCACCGGGATCTGAACCCCAGAACGGTGACCGTGTCGCGTTTTTGATTACAAAGGTGCCTGGTATACTGTGCGACAAGGCGGAGGACCCGTCATGGGTCACGGACAATAAGATTCCTCTGGATTACGTGTACTACTTCGAACATCAGTTGGTCAAACCTGTGTGCGACCTCCTCGAGCCGCTGGTGGGTGCGAACCCGTTCAAGACAATCTTCAAATCGGTGGACTTTTTGACGACACCACTGATTTCTACGTATTTCACACTTGTCCTATAGACAAGGGATGGGAACATCAGACACTTTGTGCCCGAATCCAAGTCGCTACGCGACTTGACGGTGTCACCTAAACACAACGCACCCTAAGAAACCATGGAACAACAGATTGCTCAGCTTATCGAGGATGAAGTCGAGCGTCGCGTCGTTGAACGCATGACAAAAGCTCTTGAGAAGATTAGTCGCACGTTTGACATTTCTTTGCAACAGCTTCTCAGAACAGCAAGTGAAAACACGACAAGTGCCTGGAACGGGAACGTGTGTCACGGACTGAGCAAGTCAACCAGACAAAAGTGTAAACGCGGTGTCAAGGATGGGTCAGGGTACTGTGCATGTCACAAAGATCAAAAGCCGGTCCAACGTATCATCATACCGTCGAGATCCCAACTTTCTCTGATGGCACCAGTGCCAGTACACACACACTCACTGCCTCCGATGTTTCTCGATGGATGTCCAGCGTGTGAACGTGGAAAAAAGTCTCGAATAGATATATAGTATGGCTGGTGGACTCTTCCCTGACAAACCATTTGAGTTTAACATCAAGTGTATCGTTTTTTCGCTGGTTCTTTCGCTCGGATATTGGTTCGCACCATACAGAAATCTGTGGATACTCGCGTTTCTGATTTGGTTCCCGTACATTGCTCTGGCGTGGTATGACTGGAGCTACAACTGTGAAAACAAGCTGCAGCCGACGGCTGTTCCTTTCGGGCGGTACATTTGGCTGCCGTTTAAGCCTGTGGGGTACAAACAGGCGTTTGATGACCTTCCAACAGAGAAGATTGCCATCATGGACCGGGTGGATCACCTCGCGGGGTGGACCCTGGTTGCGGCTGCGGCGACGTGGTACCTCCTTAAAAACCGATCCTGAATGGAAGAAACGCTTAAAAATAAACGAGGCTAGATCGTCATGGCGACACGGAGTGACCTCCTTCTCGAGGCACTCCGGCGATTCTTTGAAGTCCCTGAGCACACTCAGCAACTCAAGGATATCCTCGAACACAGACGCGGAGTGTCTCTCAGGAACCTCGAATGGTTCGTGACAAACTATTCTCGTCAGACGAATGTGACGTATAAGACGTCAACTGGGCGTCAGTTTACGGTCCACGTGGCATACAAGTCATCACTGGATGGCTATTCGAAAAAGTTCTTCGACCCTTTTTGTCGTACGGAGCGGATCGAGTTTCAGGGATTTACGACGACGGTTGCACAACTGAATTTCATTCGCTGGTGTATCGTCAATGGTATAGTCGACTACATCACTGAGAAAGGAGTTTTGCATATCCGCCGGAAATTTGAAGAGGCACGTAGCCATAATAATACAGATACATCGTGTAAGACTTTTCAATCTGAGGTGCAAGAATTGGATCAAAAGTCAGGTCCAGATGCGTCGTCTGTGAACTGAGCTTACTGAAATCGACGTACCCCTCTTGGTTATACTCTTTGGGATTGTCTCCGAAACAGTACATGTATATATTCTTTGTCGGAACTGAAAGCCCGTGATCGAGAGGCTGTTTGTAACTGTAGTAGAGGGCGCCAGGGAAATTTGAAAGCACATTCTGATTGTTGAGGTACAATGTGCCATATTTAATAATATCCAAAAAATTGATTGTGACCCCATTAAAGAACGTTACAGGTACAGCAGCCAGAATGTATTCCGTGCTGTACCCGTAAAAGTACCTCGATTTGTAGTAGGCTGAATCACTCTCATCTTCGTAATCCTTATTACGTACGAACCATGTAATCATAGACACTGGGAAATCGGCAGTCAAGTTCATGATCGCTTTGCCAGCCGAGTATGGCTGTCCAGCCTCTGCCCATACACGATTCACTTTAAAGTTCAAAACACGACTCTGGTAGTACATACGTTCGCGTGGACTCAGAGTAATCTCCTCGATGAGAACTCTCGGGCTGATGATGTCGATTGGTTTTCCATCTACATCGCTTGGTGCGTTTGTAATCCACGTCGAGTCATGAAATGAGAATCGAATCGTGACTGTCTGCTTCAGGATGGCACACAACGGAAAGAATGGCTTTTCGAGCTTTTCACGTCCAATTTTGTGGGCGCTATGTCTCCGACAAAAGAAAAAGTCCAGTGGAATCATCATCTTCACAACGTCAGTTGCTGGAACGACGTTCGATTCACTCTGACCCAGACTCGTCGCTTGGTACATTGCAAGCTTCTCATCCGCGTCAAGGAACAACTGATCGCGAAGAATGTACCAGTCATCCGTCAACGTTTCGATTGGTTGACCGTCGATCAGGAACTCCACTTTCTTTAGGATTGCGCGTCCAACCAGAGGTGTGTAATTGTACCCGTCAGGCAGAGCGGGGAGAGACACGGACAGGTACATGTTCGACAATAGATCGCCCGACTGACGTGGGTGAATGTCAACCGAAAAGGTTCGCAACGAATCAAGAAACTTGTCATTTCCGGTTTTCAGAGGCAAAAGGAAACGCTGTGTAATTGCGAATGGTGTATGCTGAATGATCTTTGGCATCCAGTGCGATTCACCGCCGTACATGTACTTTTCCTGTGGACCGATGGCTGCGAGCGCCGTGAGTGCACCCGTTCCGAAACCACGACCAGCCATTTCGATGTAGGCTTCGCGAGGCGCCGGGACGTCCGTCCATACATTTGAATTGAGGTCACGTAAAGCCGCCGTCTGTCCCTTTATGTCACTGGCATCGAAGAGTTTCGGATCGTAGATTGAATAGTATTTACTCTGAATAGCAGCAGTTGGTGAATAAAATTCTACAGTAACGACTGAACCCGGTAAAGGTAAGGTTTGAATCACACTTGATGTAACATTAAGTTTATAAATATAGTCTTGAGTTTTTATGGATGTTCCTGAAACAACATTTGATTTCCCGGATTCGTAAACTACATTATTTATAGTAATAGTCCCAGTAACGTCAACAATAAGTTCAGATGGTTTTGTAAGTCCTTCGATCGTCCAGTCTTTTTCTGGATCCAGATCACTAAATTGATCTACAACATATACTGTAAATGTATTCGAATTATTAACAGGACTACGAAATACACGTGCACGTGACCTGACTTCCAACTCGTATTTGAACGTCAGTTGAAGAAGAGAACTCGGTGCTATTGGTACGGTACCTTTTCCTTCTATAATAGCAGTTACTACAGAAACATATGGGAATGAAATAGATGGCGGACCCGGATTTATGACGACATCACCATACACATTTGAGGTATATGACTTGACAAGAACGCGTCCTTGAATCCCATAGAGTCCTGTGATTATCATATCTGGAGTAATCTCGAGTCCGGATGTTGCATCGCTAATATAAATCATAAAGGTTTTTGATGTTGGGTCAATCGACGGTCCGTAAAATCCTGTGAGAGTCACAGATGTCGGGAGATTTTCAACCGGTCGAGATTGTCCATCGATAATGTTATTTACAAAATTTCTGTACGCTGTAAGTGTTCTGAGACGATCCACGTCGTTTCTAGAGATTTTATAACTAGAGATGTAGTCTAAATAAGCTTTTGTAAGACCTGTACGCCCAAATGGTGGTACAGGTGGTGATGAAAGAGTAACCTGAACTTTAAGTGCAGCAAGTTTATTTTGAAAATCTAACACAAATGCGTTTATATACGCAGTTTGTTGAGATGTTCCAAGTACATCTCTAAGCGAACCTACGTCCAAGAAATAAGAAATCATAGGAAGATAATCGAGAAATAAAATCTCTTGATCAAATCGATTTATCAAGCTTTGAAATCGACGAAGTTCAGAAAGAATGTCGTTTAACGATGTTGGTGAATGAACAGGTGGAATGATGGCATCAATTGCGTCACGAATTGCTGGGAGAAACATGAGAAAATCCTCCCTGGTTTGAGCAGTCTGTAAATTCACAATTTGGGACTGTATACCCGAGTTTGGTACAATGATAGTAAAAGATGCCTTAAAAGACGGAAGATCCCGTTGTTTTAATAATGTACCTGCATACAGTAGTGTATTTTGAGCCAAGTTTCGAACCTGTAAAAGCGAATATTCCATCTCTACAAAGAGTCAAGATCTTGTTTCCAGAGATTCGACACGGTCATCGCCTCGAGCGTCGCAAGTTCGCTCTGGAGGGTTCTCACGAGCGTCAACGCCTTGGTGATTTCCTCCGCCGTGTACTGGTACGTCCGGACTGAAACCAAAAGCTCGTGTGGAAATCCGAGACGTGTCATGTCTGCTTCGATATCTGCACGGGTCCGTCTGAAAATCTCGAGACGTCCGTGTGCCACCTCAGTGATGAAACGCGCCCGGGTCGTATTCTCATTCACCTGGCGCTTGAGTTCTTTGACCAGGTAGGACTTGCGTGTCTTGTACAACGCGAGACGCATCTCGAGGTAGTCGACCAAAATCTCCTCTGGGCTCGCATACTTTTTCACAGCACCGTTCTGTCCGATGAGGTACATGTTGCTCGTGTGAATCGTCTTCACCAATCCAAGCTGCTTGGGGTCGTCAATCTCGGTCCAGACGAAAAAGTCCGCCTTGTTCTCCGTCGAATGATTCTCGTACTTGACCTCGAGTCCGTCCAGAAACTCCTTGTAGTCCTGGATCCACTTGCCTGGAGGCAGCTCAGTCACGTGAATACGAGACCCCTGACGCTCAAACGTCCCAGTCAGAGTCCACGTGTGTTCGCCCGTCTTTTCAGTTGTGCCTGTAAACCCCTTGAAGTGTGGTTTCATCGACTCCATCGCCTCGCCACGGAGTGCGTGCTGGATGTTCTTCGTCACCACCTTGGGATCGTACGGCGGAACGTATGAAGAAAAGCCAGTCCCAATACCTTCGGCACCGTTCACGAGTACCATCGGCACGATGGGTAAGTAGTACGTCGGCTCGACATTCTGACCATCCTCCGAAACATACTTGAGCACTGGATCGTCACGCTGGTCGAAAATCCGACGCGTCTTTTCAGCCAAACGCGTGAAGATGTAACGAGGACTGGCGGCATCCTTGCCACCCATCAGACGCGTTCCAAACTGACCGCTCGGCTCGAGCAGGTTGACGTTGTTCGAACCGACAAACGTCTGTGCCAAGCCGATGATTGTGCCCTGGAGCGACGCCTCGCCGTGGTGGTACGCCGTGTGTTCGGCGATGTAGCCGCTCAACTGTGCCACCTTGGCATCCTTGACCAGGTTCCGTTTCAGACATGCGTAAATAACCTTGCGTTGACTCGGTTTGAGTCCGTCTGCAACGTGTGGAATAGACCGCTTAATGTCCTCGACCGAAAAGTTTGCCAAGTCCTTGTGGACAAAATCAGTCACAGTCAACTGCTTCACATTTCCATAATCGACACCTGGTGGCGTCGTCGCCATGTGATTCACGAGCCAGCCCTTTCGTGCATCCGCCATGGCTTTGGAAAAGGCGAGCGTCATCGACTCACTGGTGAGCGCATCAGATGTGAACTTCACAGTCAGACGATCAATCATCTTGAAGTACTCCTTGGCTTCTGCTGACGTGGATGTTCCCAGACCCTTGTAGTACTTCACTTCGCCCGACCGTCCTTCCCTCTTCCGGAACGCCTCCTCTGTGAAATACCACTCTTTTCCCGCCTTGATCACTGGCGTCACCATTGCCACAAGGAAACCAAGGTCGAGGAGACTCGGCCAAAAGTGGTGAATCATGTTGAGGACCAGACCCTTGATGTGACTCCCGTCCAAGTCGGCGTCCGTCATGATCATCAAATGACCGTATCGGAGTTCTCGCAGAGAAGTGTACACCTTTCCGTGCTGAAGTCCCAAAATCTTTTTGAGGTTTGAAAACTCTTCATTCTCCGTGAGTTGCTTGACGCTCGCGTCCCGAACGTTCCGAGGTTTTCCTCGGAGCGGGAAGACGCCGTATGCATTGCGTCCAACTACGCTCAACCCAGCAACCGCGAGCGTCTTTGCTGAGTCACCCTCAGTCACGATGAGTGTACACTCGTGACTCTTGGCTGTTCCAGCCCAGTTGGCATCATCCAACTTGGGAACGCCTGTAATCTTGTTCTTCTTGGCACCATCCGTCTTTTTGAGTTCCTTTTCCGTCTTGGACACGGCGAGCGCCGTCAGATCATCACCGACGCCAGATGCCAAAACATCCTTGATAAACTTGGGCTTGAATTCGTACTCAGTCGTCACCTTGGATGTACACTCCGTCTTGGTTTGACTCGAAAATGTCGGGTTGACGATCGTTGAGCGCATCATCACAAACAGGGACGCCTTGATTTGTGCCGGTCGAATCCCCGTCGCCAACTTGGGGACGAGCTGATTCACGAACCGGTCGACGTGTGTTCCACCCTGCGTCGTCGAGATGCCGTTGACAAACGAAATGTGCTGAAACGAACCGGTCGTCGAGTGTCCGACAACAATGTCGCTCCCGAGCGTCACTAGAGGGACGTCACCAAAGTGCATCTTTGCATAAACCTCGAGGCTCTTCACCTCGAGGCGCGTTCCGTTCAGGTACACGTGGCACTTGGGACAACACGCCGCCGCGTCCCATATGCGTTTGGTGAGAACCTTCAGCAAATCTGGGAGTTGTGCCGACCCACCTTCAAACCGAGACCAATCCGGTTGGAACTCGATGTCGACGTAGCCACCCTTGGATGCCATCTGTGTGATGACTGGCGGCTCACACACGGTCATGTTCTTCGACCACTTTTGGACGTACTTTTGGTTCTTGTGTAGGATTCGGACTGCAAACTTGGACGAGTACACGTTGGTCAACTTGGCGCCGTAGCCGTTTCGTCCACCCGTCGTACGTTCCTGTGTGTCATCGTAGTTTGAACTGGTGAGTAAATGTCCAAAGATGAGTTCGGGAAGTCGAACACCCGTCTCGGTATGTAGACCGTTCGGGATACCGTCACCGTTGTTCCGTACGGAAAACACGTCACCCTGAAAAGTTATGTCAATACGAGTCGTCTTTTTCGGGTTGAGAGAGTGCTGGTCGATGGCATTGACGAGGACTTCGTCAAAGATTTTTACGAGTCCAGGGGACACTGAGACAGTGGTCCTCTGAAAATCGACCCACGTCTCAGTCGACTCGCGGGTGAGTGAGCCCACGTATGAATCCGGGCGCGTCAAAATATGTTCTACGTGGGTGAGTTTACGATACATGAACTAAACACGTGCGTTGTTCTTAAGTGAATGAATAAATACGTTACATTTCTCGGTATCGTGGCTATGTCTCACGTTGTACGCTGTGTATCAGAGTACGTGTATTATACGCAGTGTGCGGGTTTTTGGAACTCGATATTCGCGTGGAATTCCCCTACGTGCAGAGGGTTGCGTTGGGCAGCAGACTCGGTCATGACAAATATCGTTTCTATCATTGGTGTACATGCTACAAAGCTCCTTGAGTTTTGACGGCTACGGCGATCATCGCTACGCGATGATCTTTTTTCTAGCGTATATTAATGACTAAACGCGAAAGAACCAAGAACCGTGGGAATCGACGACCAGCAAAACGAGCCATGACAGTCGCCAACAGAGCTGTTTCCGTAAGAAGAAATCCTGTACCAACAATTAATAGAGCGCTTCTGAGAGCACGGGTTTATTCAAATATTGTTCGGAATTATCCTGGGCTCACGATGCAGCAGGTCCTCGCGCTAGTCAATGCAGCAATGAAGAGCCGGTGAACGGACTTTCCCCCAAGGGGAGCGTAGCTTCCCTTGTCTGTCAGCGGCACGGGACTTTCAAATGGAAGGAACTTAAACACAACATACCATTGAAAAACAAATGACGCAGTCTATCAAGCTCTTGATTATCAAGCTGGATGAGCTCAAGGCTCGCACTAAGGAGACGAACGAGGAGTTGAAGCTTGCTCTTGAGGACACTGACGTCTACCGCGACATTCTGCAGGCGTCCATGGAGGACAAGCGGTACAATGTCACGGAGAAGATTGCCAAGGTGCACGCCCACAAGGTGGCTTTGAAGCACTTTACTCCTCCTAAGGAGGAGGAGTGAATGTGAATCATGTATGATTTTATCATCGGTTTAGCAGTTGGAACTTTCTTGACTCGAATATTTACGAAAAAACATAAAAGAGATGTGACTACCCAGGTGGATTTTGTTTCATTCACGACGGAACCCGTAAAGATTCCCAGAAAAAAATTTGCGCCTGGCTCCCTAGCCAACTTTTGGGGTTAAAAAGTCCAAGGGGTCGCGCAGCGAGCCCTTGTCCGTCGCGCAGCGAGCCCTTGTCCGTCGCGCAGCGAGCCCTTGTCCGTCGCGTAGCTGGGTCCCGTGCGGCTGACTCAGGTTTCCTCGTGTGAAAAGATTCTTGATACCTAGTATGAAGGAGGTGATTCGTGTCTGTCGTGGCGCCCCACCACACAAATGGCGTGCGACGTTTCCGAATGGAAAAACAGTCAGCTTTGGTCTCCGTGGATATTCAGACTATACTATCCATAAAGACCCTGAACGTATGATGCGTTATCTGACGCGTCATGTCAGGCGTGAAAATTGGAGTCCCTCAGGTCGCTTTAAGGCGGGATTCTGGTCCCGTTGGCTCTTGTGGTCAAAGCCCAGTCTACGTGGCGCAGCCCGTGAGACGGAGCGTGTCCTCGGTGGAAAGTATCGTATTGTTATCGCGAAATAAAGTTCTATCGAATAAGTAGATGTGGACCTGTCGTCCCGGACCAGACATTCTTTACGTCGTCCTTCCATACTTTAATTACTGTGGATTCAAACGACGTCAAGAGCTGTTTATAAAGTTTGTGCATGAGATTCAACACGTCAAGGGGGTGCGTATCGTCGTGTCTGAACTCCTCGGACCGGCGCCGCTTCCCAAACTCCCAGTGTGGAAGCACGTGAAAAGCAAGTCAGATAGCCCTGTGTGGATGAAGGAGAAGCTCATCAACGTGGGTATCAAAAACCTTCCAGGGGTTTGGAAGTACGTGGCGTGGATCGACGCTGACATTACGTTTCTGAATCCCAACTGGGCTCAGAATACGATCGATGCACTCCAGACGAATGACGTCGTTCAGATGTTTCGCACGGCTGTGAACCTCGGACCGAACAACGAAGCGATCAAGATTGACAAAGGGTTCGGATACATGCACGCGGACAGCGGTACGCCCTACGTCAAGACGGACAAGTATGGGTATTGGCACCCCGGGTACGCATGGGCGTGTACACGGAAGGCGTTTCGGACAATGGGAAGCTCGCTGCTTGACTGGGCTATCCTTGGATCGGGCGACAGACACATGGCGATGGCTTGGATAGGGCGCGTTTTGGACAGTTGCCCGGGAACCATTCACTTAAATTACAAGATTATGCTTATGGAGTATCAATACAATTGTCGAAATTTTAAACTCTCTTACGTGCCTGGAACTATTCTACATCATTGGCATGGTCGCTTCGAGGACCGTAAATACAAGGAGCGCTGGGATGTTCTTGTACGACACGCATTTGACCCAATCACAGACGTGACGGCGAGCCTCAGATTGACACCCTCTGGGAAACGGATGGAGAAGGACCTGAAGGCTTACTTTGAAGGTCGAAAAGAAGATTGCGTATGACCGTCTTCAATCCACTGATCCACGGAGTTGACGTACACAATCAACTCGTATATGGAACTGACCTGGGGACACCACAGGCGATCCTCATCCGGACCCTCGTTGAAATACATGCAGTGCCAGTTTGGTGAAAATTTTACCGTAGCTAGGTTTTTCAACGAGTCATCCACGTAAAAAATCGTCATATGCTTCGGGAAGTGTGCGTACCGCGCAGGGTCAGGCTTAAATTTGCTTCCCGCACAATCAACAAACACATTGTCGCTAATCGCACGAGCAACCGGTATAGCCCATTCAGCTGGACTGTTTGTGAACAGCGTCACCTTCCAATCCTTTTGAGTCAACTCATGAATCTCCTTCGCCTCCTGTTGGAACTCAGTACCGTAAATAACCTCGGACAGGTGTTCGATGAGACGCTTGTCATACACCTTTTCGTTAAAGTCGCTCGTGTCAATCTGGAAAGCCTTTGAGAGTCCCAGAGCCGTGTGTCCGTGACTGAGGTACAACAGACGGTTCGTCTCGTGTGGGTTTCTGCATTTGGGCAACTTGGCGACGACGTACCGAACACAATTATCCTTCACGTGTTCCATAAGCAACTTGTCACGTACGAGAACGCCATCAATATCGAGCAGGAGTGACTTGTACATTTAGTCTCGAAGCGCGTCTGTGTTTTAGACAAATTTTCTCACGTACAATTAGAAAATGAACATCTGTCCGACGACATTCGGTCCATACTTTTGGTCAGTGATTCACATGGCATGTCTCAGCGCAGGCAAAGACGTGTCAGATGAAAAGGCGGGTGCTTTGACCCAGTTTTTTGATTCAATGCCCAGCATTCTGCCGTGCAAGCAGTGTGGCAAACACCTCCGTGAAAACCTCATGATTCTTCCATTTGACCGCGACGACCCGTTCCGGTGGTCCGTCGAGCTACACAACCTGGTCAACTCACAGCTCAACAAGTCTGAAATTGACTACGACCGGGCGCTTCGGCACTGGTCCACCAAGTGTTCAGGCGGTCCGTCGAAGCAAAACTGGACCGTCATTTTTCTGATTTGTGTCATCGTGTTCCTCATGCTGTTCACCTTCTCGAAGCGTTCCTGAGATTCTGGTCTGGATCCGGACGGGTCGCATACCACGCCCTTGGTGCCTTTTTCTTTGAAACCAACACGAATTTATACGTTCTCGCTATCGCCCACTGAGTTGCAGTTGTACCCGGACGACTTCCACCAGTCTTCCACGCTTTAAGACCTCTGTCGTAGACAGTGTTTAGGGTTGATTTCGAAATTCCAGTCCTTTTCGAAATCAAAACCTTGTTGAATTTGAGTCCCGGGTACACACGATGAAACTGTGTGGTCCAATGAGACTTGCGTTTGGTTCCACCTGCGTCTGATTTTCCGAGCGTGAGTTGTGAGTACGGTACACGACGTCGTTTCAAGAGTTCTTTTTTACGCGTGGCTTTCATCGCCGGACTCAGACCCGAAAAGTACCTGACGGGCCACTTCATTTAATATAGTCTAGAATTGATTCCAAGTCCTTCGGACTTGATTTCTCAGAACAGTCTCATCTGAGGCGGCTGAGGAGGTTTTGGAGCCATCACCTCGATAATCTTCTCCTGGAGCGGCTTGATGACACGCACGTATCCCACGTAGACAATCACGCAGAAAATCACAAGCAACAAGATGACCCAACGCCCCCACGCCTGCTTCTCTGGCGGTGGTTTCGGTGGCGGCGGGGCATGTTGCAGAGCATCGACGATGCGATCAAGTTCAACGTCGCGCAGAGGCGGTGGTGGCGGATCCGGTCTGATAAATATACACTTGAAACGCAGGGTGAATGCGTTGTTTTCAAACCCGTTAAAATTGAGCAACTGACCGTTCTTGTCGATCCAGCGAACCGTCAAACGGTCAAGTTTCACAATTGGGTAATCGTACTCGACATACTGCTTGTAATCGCTCGTCTCTTTATAATTTTTGATCGACCCTCCACAGACATCCATGGGAATCATACCGAACGAGCTTCGTATTGATGAACCTTCTGTCGTACCATTGACGAGTTTCTTCGCATCGAGCACGCTGGTCGTACGAAACTCCTGAATGTCCAGAAAAACATATTCGTTGACTGCGAGATCGATGATGTGCGCAGACTTGGCAATTTGAAGCGTTCCATACGTCGGATCGAGTGCATACACAGGGTCGGTCGACGCCGCAAACGATGTGACGGTCGTCAAACCGAGCATATCTATCGCCTCGGTTTTCAGTGCAGTAATAGTAAATGGAATCTGACCACCTGAAAAGAGGTATTTTCCTTCGTCACACTGGAATTCCATCGTAATTGCGTTTCCCGAGGCGTTCATGATGGCGTTGGCAAGCCCATTCGCCGAATAGTACCCTGGTGAGATTGAAACGTTTGTGCTGTCGATGCTCATAAAGTTGTTTCCGTTGGTCACGTTGTACATTGTGTTTGGAACCTTGGCGGCGACGAGATCTATCCGAACGATGTTTTTTATCGGATTTGTCAAATGAAGCGTATATTCACTTCCTGATGGGTAGATTGTCACGTCCCTGTTTGTCGAATCGGCATATGCGTACTTGATTACTTGTGAATCATCCATCTCTAGTACTGTACTGGGAAAATTTTATTGGCTACTAAGCCTTTCCACCGCAGGTGGACAACGGGCACGGACAAGGAGCACGTAGTGTCCCTTGGACTAGATATCCTCGTTCCACACAGTGGACGTACCAACCGTAACAGCGTTGACGGATGAATATGCGACGAAGCATATGACGTCACCTGGATAGATATTTACATCAAGTTCGGTTACGTCAATCGTTTGGGAGTCACCTATAGACAGAGTCGACGTGTATGTGGTCTGCCCACCCGAAATAGACGACGCCACCACGTTACTGCTCATAACCGAATTGCCTGACGTTATGGTCACTCCGCCATCGGCGGTCGACCCGCTGTATGGTGTGAATGATGCGAATGTCGTGGTCGGATTGCGAATGATGCGAAGGTTGACGCACCCGGAAGGTTGTGGAGATTTATTAGCCGAAAATGAAATTTGGCGAATATGAACGATGGCGTAATTCGGAGTTCCGTTAAATGTCGTTGCGTTGCGGAAAGCCATAATATTCGTCTGGGTCAAATCAGCGACTGATGTATTCAGCGCATCGAGTGCACCTCGAGGTCCCAAAAAACGACGTTGACCTTCGAGAAATTGACCAACGGATGCCGACTTGATTACGAGCGCGGACGTGTTTGTCGTGTTTCGCGCCTCGAAGCGTACCGGCATGCTCGGGTTTCGAAGGTTTGGAGCCGTCAGGTTGCCTGCGTTCTTGACCATGTGTACGAGGACCCACGACCCCGTGAAGTCGTTCAGGACATAGTAAAAGATGTTACCACCCCCGAGGTATTGAAATTTGATTTGATACACATTCAGATTTGTCGGTACGAGAATTTTACCGGACGCGCCCCCACCGAGCATCGTATCGTAATTCCACGTGGACTGAGGAATCCAGGTATCCGTACTGTTGTGTCTGTACAGAGCACCGAACGACGTTCCGTTGTAGCCGAAGCCGATACCGTCAACGCTACCACCACCCGGTCCGGCGAACTGCGTCGACCCGGCGACGCCCGTCGTGAAAAGAGCCGTGAAACGGCTCATAGACCCCTGACCAGGTCGGTACTTTACGTAGTTTCGGGTGGTGAGCGTCGCAACCGAATTGACTTGTGCGCCCGTCGTCAAAACAGCCATACCGGTCGATGATGTGACGGTCGCGTTATTGCTCGTCGTGTTGCTCGTGAGGTCCGCGTTGATTCCGTACACGAAATCAACCTGACACGTCGGTGTATTTTCGGCAGTTGAAACTTCGCCAAAAGCGGCAGAGGGTTCCGCGATTGTCGCGACCAACGAGTTTTCACCGTTTGTCGCCACGGGCTCATACACACCGCCACCGAGCGTCTTTCCCCAGATGATCGAACGGGTATTGAGAACATCCGTGTAATCCGTCGGCGTCTGCGCGTAACGGGTCGTCGCCTGGGCAATGCGCGCCTGTAGATGGAAGATGGATTGGACCATGAGCGCCGTCTGGACGGTCGAATCGTTCACGTAGACGATCCGAAAGTACTGTGCTGCAGTGATGACGTCAAGCGCAAAGCCGTTGGACGTGATGGGAGTCACAGACGTGACGGTGTTCGAGAAGGCGTAGAATGGCGATGCCGTGTTTGAAAACTGAACGAAGATATTGCCGGTCGCATTGGACGGCTGGACGTAATATGAAACACTCAAGGATGCAAACTGACTGACATCCTCGGGTGTTCCTGTGAAGGTTCCACCGGCGCCAAGCGCCGCCGACGTCGAATTTACAGTGGATACTGTTGCTGTCGCCACTGGGATATACGTCATCTCTTATATGATGGACCAAAATAATCCCGTCCAAAAAACAGTCAGAGCCGTGTAGCTTTGTGTCATCGTGATTGACGTCTGACCGTCAATGAGATTTCCACCGGACGTTGCAATCGTGACACGATACGCGGTGTTGCTTGTGATTTGCCCCGATTCATCCTTGATGACGTACGTCTTGCCCTGGACGACGCTGGTGCCGAGTGGCAACGTGATAGTGACGTTCGTGCCGTTGACGCCGATGTAGTAATCGGTTACCAGGGCTGTGTAGTTGCTACTGATGTTCGTCTGCGTGCCGCCTGCCGACTGTGATGCAATATTTGACAGGAGACCACCGTCGCCGTAGTATCGAGTCGCAAACACGTTTTGGGTCGTCACTGAGTTTGACACGTATATATTTCCAGTCACTTGGAGGTTTGCCGTTGCAGACGCTGACGACCCCACACTCACACCTGGAATATAATAGATGCTTGAACCAGGCAACCCTGTCCACTGTGAACTCACAGAGGCTACATTTACAGCATATGTCACGCGACCATACTGATCAATCGTAACTTGAGAAACATTTGAAGACGAACCATATGTACCGGCTGTGACACCAGACACTGGGAATACGGATGTAGTTAAAGTTCCAAAATCTACATTCGATGCGTTGAGATGTGAAAGAGCTGAACCGTCACCGATAAAGTGAATAATTGCATCTGTGACGTTCAATTGGACTTGTTTGCATGGTCTACATCCATAGCCATTCGCTATGGAGTCTGACATCTACTACTCAACTAGAAAAAAACACGTCGTGTACACACCTGATATAGAGTTTAGACTGGTTCTTAAACCAAAAAAATGTCTTACACGTGCTTTAATAACGGTCTTCTGCGTGGGTACACCGGTGAAAATGGTGATTTCCCATGCTTTACGTGGACGTACGACGACTTTGAAAAGTACGTCAGCGAGTGCATAACACCGTCCATGTACCGTTTCATGGCTGAGTATGTGCAGAAGAACCTCTCAAAGGAGGAAATATATGATATTCAGTGTGGTGACTACTGTCCTGGTGAATTGGAAGAGCTGGCTGTCAATTCCTACTTTGACATTCCTATCCTCAATAGGATTAATCTCCACAAACAGATGATCGAAGAGTTGCAGAACGACAAGGCGATTGCAGAGGCGAAGGAGGCGGCAGCCATCAGTGCGATGCTCGACGAAAACACCCCGTTCGATACCGACAGTCCTATCAATCACGAGTACACTGGGTTTATGAATGGACTCGTCATTGAAAACCGTACAAAGGCTGAGCGTCTCGAGCACGAGATTGAAGAGGAGGAGCAGTGGCGCGGCGGACACGAGGCGGGCGCTGAGGATTTCAAGTAGAATTCGTGCGCTGTTCTCGCCAGGTACATAAAGAAGGAGACAAAGACAAAGAAAACGCACCATGAGCCCCGAGACGCTCGAGTCACTGCGCGCCGCTGATGTCATCATGGAGGAATTCCGTGTCACGTCGCGTAAGAGAATTGAAGAAAGCAATGAGATTATCCGCCGCGAGACTCAGCGCATGGCAGACATAAGAGAGCAAGGACGTCTGTTTGATATACAGTTCGCCGAGGATATGAAGAAATACGAAGATGTGTTCAAGTTTAATTTCAAGCCCCGCAGGTTTACCGGAACCCAGATTCAATTCACATATGTGATGTAATATC